GAGAAATATTATAAAGGAGTGACTAGGATAATTTACTGATGAAAATAAATTATCTCAGCCAAGAAGGTCATAGTATTATAAGGCAGTCTGAGTTTAAAGACTCTAATGGTATGCCATATAGAAGGTGTCCTTGTTTTAATCATAAGAATGAAAGAACTTTTATAATATCATCACCTATTGATTATGAGTTTAGAGTTGATGAACCAATAGATAAAAACTTCTTACATTATAATCAAGAACATTTTGATACATTAGTTTTTCATTTGTCTACTCCTCATTTTTTATTGTGGACACATGATGATAATGTTTGGTTAGAAGCAAATGATCATCCAATGACATCATTGGATAATAATTTAATCATGGTTCCTGGTTGGGTTCATTTATCTACTTGGCCTTCTAAAGCAAGTATTGGATTCGTTGTAGTTGATAAGGATAAACCAGTTACTATTAAAAAAGGAGATCCTCTATGCAGGTTAACATTTCATTCACCTGACCTAGATGATACGGTTGACTTGATCAAGATAGATGATCATGATACAATAGAGGAAATTCAGGAAATCTACGAAACTAAGAGGGAACAATCTATGGAAGATGGCTCTTGGAAAGATAGGTTATTTGCTAAAGGTAAGTCTAAATGTCCTTTTGCAAGAATTATTTACTAAATACATTTACGAATAACTGAATCTAAAACGATGAGTGTAGTGACTGAGCCGACTGTTAATTGGTCGCCCGACCAGATGGTCGAAGTATCATTAGGTGAACCAGATGATTTCCTTAAAGTAAGAGAGACTCTAACCCGTATAGGTGTAGCATCTCGTAAAGAAAAGAAATTATATCAATCTTGCCATATTCTTCATAAGCAAGGAAGATATTTTATAGTACATTTTAAAGAACTATTTGCTCTTGATGGGAAGCGAGCAAATCTTACAGTTAATGATGTCCAGCGTAGGAACCGTATTGCTCAACTCCTTGCTGATTGGGGTCTAATAAAAATATTAAATGCTGATCAAATCGCTGACATTGCTCCTTTAAATCAGATAAAAGTTTTATCATTTAAAGATAAAGGTGACTGGATACTCGAAACCAAGTATAATATAGGAAGGAAAAAAACGGAGGAAGAATCCTGAAGAAGTTTATTTTTGATGTAGATGGGACATTGACTCCTGCTAGAAAATCTATATCCCCTGAGTTCTTACATTTTTTCTATGAGTTCTCTCTTCATAATGATGTGTATCTAGTCACTGGTAGTGACAGAGAAAAGACATTAGAACAGGTTACACCAGGAATATACAATTTATCTAAGAGAGTTTATAACTGTTCTGGATCGGATGTGTATGAGGGTGATTTAAATGTGTATAGAGATGATTGGGAGCTTCCTAAGGATGTTGAGCGTCATTTAGAAAATGAATTACTCTTCAGTAAGTTTCCTGTCCGTAATGGTATTCATATAGAACATAGACCAGGTGGAGTTAACTTTAGTATTCTGGGTAGGGGTAGTACATGTTTTGTTGAGAGAGAAGAGTATATTAAATGGGATGAACAAACTAATGAAAGAAAAGAAATAGCAAGAAGACTTAAGTTAAAGTTTCCAGAATTGGAAGTCAATATAGGTGGACAAACTGGTTTAGATTTAGGAGCACCAGGAAGCAATAAGAGTCAGATCCTAAGAGATTTTAGATTGGGTGAAGAGATAGTTTTCTTTGGTGACATGATGGAAGAGGGTGAAAATGATTATGCTTTAGCAAAAGCAGTGAAAGAGATGGGCGGTAAAGCGTACCAAGTTAAAGATCATACGGATACCAGAACCAGATTGGAGGGTATTTACGAACGACAAATAATGAAGTCTGTGGTTAAATAGTAGTAGGGTAAAACCTAGAAGGGGCATACCGAATAAGACCCTTTCGCAAAACGATGTGATCGCCTTTTGGGATCACAAAATTCACACTCGCTTAACAAGGAGCTACTATCATGACTAACTTAACTAAATTTCATAGTGCCGATCTGCCAGAATTATTGGATCGGATTACTAAGAACAGCATAGGACTCGACAATTATTTTGATCGGTTCTTTGAAGTTCACAATCACAGTGGTAATTATCCACCTTACAATCTCATTAATGTAAGTAACTGCGTATCTAAATTAGAGATTGCTCTTGCAGGATTTAAAAAGGATGAGGTTAAAGTTTACACAGAATATGGTAAACTTATTGTGGAAGGTAAGAAAGAAGAGAAAGAAGATACAGACTACGCACATAGAGGACTTGCACAAAGATCCTTTGAGAGGGCATGGACTATTGCTGATGATACTATCGTCAAAGAAGTTAACTTTGAGGATGGACTCCTAACTGTTACACTCGGTAAGGTTGTCCCAGATCATCATCAGCGTAAGGACTGGATCTGATCATGGAGTTGGTAAGGGGACCCCCCTTTACCTGAAATGCATTTCTTTAAAGAGGGGAAGGGAGGTTTACACCTCCCTTTCTTTATGCTATAATAACTCCGTTGGACGCAACACAGGGAGTGACTGAATAAACTTACTGGCATATAGCTGGTTAAGGTGATGAGACACAGGTGGTGCT